TCAGATTGATTGGAAGAATAATCTCCCATAACGGCAATCTTATATCTATATCCCCATCCAAGACCTTCTACCTGTTCCTGTTGATCTTTAAAAGAAACAACGGTTGCAATGAATGGTATTAGTGGATCTTTACTTAAGTTATGGAGCATTACCCTTTATTTTTATTAGTATATATTCCGTATGAGTCACGAACAAGAGTTAGTGATGTAAAAGAATTTTTAGTATCAAAATGGTGACATAAATTTAGAATAAGATATTTACCACTTTGATTTTCATCAAATGACCCTTGTTCTTTTTCCGACAATGTAATTTTTTCAAATTCACATCGTATCGTATCACCTGCTTTTAAGTTTGGGTTACAAGGAACCATCATTGATACAACCTGAGAAAATAATAAATTATATCTCATTGTTGCTTTTGCCTGATATTCTTCAGGATTATTATTTGCCTTTGTATCAATACCTTCAGAATGGAATCCAATATCGAGAATATGTGAATGAGTTCTAGAGTAGCTCTTTACTCCTTTTGGTATGTATGGATCAGATCCCAATGATCTTTCTAATTTTCCATTAGTTAGTGTATAAATGATTTCTTTATACTTGAATGTTCTTGGATCAAAGAATATGTTTCTACTGATGTATACTCCAGACTTCAATGCATTGAGTAAATTTTGATTCTTATTAATAGAATACTTTAAAATTCTATTATCATTACCATCATCTTCAATAGATGATTTATTTACGGCAGAGCTAAAATAAACTGCTTTTTCTGGTGCTGATATCAAACCATCAATGGACTTAAAATTAAATTTATTTTGAGTTTGATAGAAAAAGAATCCCGGATTTCCCAAATTAGGTGTTGATTTTGATGCCAAATCAATAATATTTTCAAAAGGAGAATCAGTATATCCTTGAAAAGAATATGATAATTTAGTGGGTTCTACATCAATTTTATCGTCTGTAAGTTTAAATTCATCTTTTAAAATTCTTTTTACACTATCACTAATTCTACCATCATACTTTTTACTGAGCGGTATATTGAGATTTTCTGTTCCTTGTTTTGATACTAAACTCAACAATACAGATTCTCTTTGACTTTCTTGATCCAAATTTAAGGCAGAATTTACGACTAATGGTTCTCTACTAAAATCTAGTGTTCCTAATTTTGATTTTATTTTAAACCTCAATTCTTCTTCACCGGTAATTGGCAAAGTATTATAAATCGTTCCAGTTCTTGATTGCCTATCAGTTTTTTGACTTGCTTCTATAGAATCTCCAGTATCGACAAATGTCATTGTTGCCGTTACATTTGGAGACAATAAACTCTCATAGTAGTCAAAACTAGTTGTCCTTCCATCCAATCGAACTTCTCTACCATCTTTTTTGATGGTTAAAATCTCGTATGTTGATGGTGCTGCTGCGTTTGCCATTTATTTTTTATGTCAATATAGGAACAGGAACAGTTTGTATACTATTTACCCGCTGAACTGCAATAATTATCGATGAATTTTCTCTCGGATCTGGGTTATTTAATGCCAATTCTCTAGAAGAATCCGATGGTCTTCCCTTACCAAATGTTCCTGTACCAAATCTACCATCTCGACCGGTTCCAGTATTTGCTTGTATATAGTTACCAATAAGTTTTTTCCAGTGCTGAGGTATATTTGATGGAATTGGATCATATTTCCCTACTTGCTCAGCATAGTGATAGAAATTTCCATTATTAGCAAACATAATATCAGTATCACCCATATTATGACCCATGCTACTAAATGCTTTGAAGTCAGTTCTACCATTTAATTTTTTTAGTGCTTCAACAATTTTACCCTGATTATTCTTCAACTTTTTAGCAAGATTTTCATCTCTGTATGCTTTACCACTAAATACTGCCTCAAATTGTCCAGATGCAGTTCCAACACCCATAATCGTATTTGAAAATCTAGGATCTGTGACTCTGTTTAAGACAGCAGCAGCAACACCATATTCATCGTCAGTACCTCTAAGTGCTTCATGACTTACTATAAATGCAAGATCGCTAAAATCCTGATCAGTAAAATTCTTAAGTTGTGTATTTCCAGATCCAAGAGTAGTAACATTTTGATTTGCTTCTGTAGAACCAGTCGATCCGGTAGATCCGGTAGATCTACCTTCATATGTTTGCCTCTCTGCAGAGGTAAACTGTCTCTCTGTAAACTCTCCAGTTTCTTTGTTTAAAACTCCTTCCTTCCCGCCTTTTTTTGCGAGAACCATTTTTTTTCCACCAATTTTACCACGAATCAATTCAATTGCTGGTTTTAAAGTTTTTATGAGACCTTCAAGAGGTCCTGCTTTTTCTGCAATTTGATCAATCAATCCACCCTTACCATTTATATTTTCTAAAGCATCGTCCACTCTTTTCTTGTCAGCATCAAGTTCTTTTTCATCCATTTCACCAGTAAAAAATGCTTTAATTAACTTAAATCCACTTTGAATTGGAGTTAAGAAATTTACGATATTATCAATAATTTCTCTAACTTTGGTTGTAATTTCAGGAAGATTGTTAACTAATATCCCAGCAAGAAGTAAACCACCAAAATTTAAGATTTTATCTAAAATACTTCCACCAGAAGTTATAGTATCCTGCACATTCTCAGTTATTTTACCTACAGGAGAAGTTCTTATTTCTAATTTTTTTTCTTTTTCTTGTTTTGCTTTTCTATCAGATTGTCTTCTAACTAAGGTTTTATTTTCAGATCTCAGTCTATTATACTCTTTATTAGACTTTACAAGAAAACTATTAATATTAGTAACATTTAATTTTAATTGATTTACTTGATCTATTGTTTTCATAACATTACACCATTATACCATATAATTTTGGTGATTCTTCTATAAAGTAATCTGCTTTATTAACACTAGAAATAAATGGAACAACTGTAGATTCTGAAGCAGGGATAGGAATCTCTGGTGGAGGTATTTGTTGTGTAATTGGTGGGAGTTCAATATAACTTATCTTTCTTCTAGTATCAGAGGAAATCATTTGATATATTTTTTCTGTTTTCATATTATTAATCACAGTTCCATCAATATTTGGAACAATTAATTCTGGACCACTCTCCCCCACAAGATAAGGTCTTCCTGCTTTCACAGGACCACCCATCTTTCTTGGTTCAATTGTAGTTGGAGTTATAATATTTGATATTTTTAATTTGTAATCTTCTCTAATATCTTGTTCCGCTTTTTGCTTAATTGGTGTGACAGATTCTAGTTGTCTATTAGAAGAACTCATAGTTATTCCTGCATCCTCTTCAATTTTAAGTTTCTTTGCTTGTATTTCATCTTCCATTTTCTTTTTAAGATCCTTCAATTGACCACGTTTTGCTATAACTTCAGCAGCAATTTTTTGCTGTTCTGGCGTAATTAGAGGAGCCATTCCTCTCGTGCTCTTAGTTTTACCTTGCATATTCAGACCAGCATTTCTTAATTTTTCATCAAGAACATTATGTGCCTCACTAAAATCTTCACCACCAGTTATCAAATTTCGTGCTTTTTTTAGCAAAAATTCTCCACCCTTATAAATTAATATTCCTGCCCCAATTGCAAGCATTGCTTTAAGAGTTAGTGGATTTAAAAGAAATCCTATCAATAGAGGAACTGCTTTTGCAAGTAATCCAACAATTATTCCAACAGGACCTATCAATCCACTAATAGTACTAATAACAGGTAATAAAGCAATTGCACCGACTGCAACTGCCATCCATTTCCAATTATCTTTAATCCAACTAAACCATCCTTTTACTTTCTCAATATTTTTTGGATCCTTTAACCATTCAAAAACAGCATTGACTGCAATGCCAGCACCAAGAGTTATAACAAAATCAATAATTTTATCAAATATATTTTTAACTGGAGCAAGTATTTTCCCAGCAGTTTTTGCAACCGCACCACCTATTTTTTTACCAACTTTTTCTAATTGACTCTCTTCTGCTTTTAATTTTTTTCTGGATTTTTCTTTTTGAAATATTTGTCTTTTTTCTTTTTCTTCAGCAATTCTCATAGCAAAGTCATAAGACAATTGCTTTTGTATCTCTACAAGAATTCTATTAGTTTCTATTAATGTTGATGTAATATTATCGTTAGTTGGTGTAGATATTTTCTCCAAATCTATTCCACTAGATTTAGATTTTAATAATTTTACAAATCCTCCATAATTAACTTTTGGAATGGATGTGGATTTTGAGATACTAGAAAAAGTTGAAGAAGCAAAAGTTGTCTTCTTCAACTTTGGAGTTTTAGTTAGAGATGGTGCTTTAAAAATCTGACTTTTAAATTCCATTCTGTTGCTGTGCCTTTAGATTTTCTTCTTCAATATATTGTTGAAGGAGAGTGAGATAAACTTCTCTCTCCCATGGAATCATATTCTCTAGATCCGTTAATGAATATTTATGATGTTGCATCAAAGCAAAATTAATCTTGTAGTATGACTCAAGATTTGTATGAGCCATACTCAACTGAAAAAACTTGCTAACCCTTCCAATACAACTTCAGATTCAACACCCGTACTTGGATTCTTTGCAACAAGAGTATGAGAAAGTTTGGGCATCGTAGTAAAAAACTTCTCAATCTGCTTGAACTGTTTGGTATTTAATTGCTCAATAAATTCCTCAAGTTCTTTTTTGGAATAGTCTGATGCTTCCCAACTTTCCTCTTGGTTGTAAATCATATCAACACATGATGTAATCATGGAAAGTGACTGACTCACATCACTTTTAACTTCTGATACCTCAAAATTATTTTCAATAAACTGATTTAATGATGGGTATTTGAGTTTCATTGAAAGTTCATTATCAAGTTTGATAATATTTTTATGTCCTCTTGTTTTCTGAATTTTAATTGCATCAATATCAATCGATGTCTCTACTTGTGTTTCTCCATCATCAGGACAAGTAATATTGACTTCCACACTCTCGCCAACAGATTTTGCACGAACATTAAGGAAAAGATATTCAATATCAAAAGTAGCAAGAGATTCTACCTTCACATCTCTAGTAATGATACAATCAGAGAGAATCTGAATGATTGCATTAGTAATTTCATTCATATCTTCTGACTCCATAGCAAGAATCAGAATTTTTTCTTCTCTAACAAGAAATGGTCTATATTTAATCTTTTTTCCAGTAGAAGGCAACACCAACTCATAAGTTGGAGTATTAATCTTGGGCAATGACATACTGTTTGTTACAACTCATATATGTTTATTTAGATACTATCTAAAAGATTAGGATATGCCGGTTGAGTTAGAATCGCAAAAGTAGAACTAGTATCGCCAATGGTATTATCTGCTGGCAGAACTTTTGATTTTTCTACGGCAAAATTTTCAGCATCTAAACTTAAATCAATTGCTTTTTTAAAAGAAGGTTTGGTGCTATAATTTCCTTTTGGATTTACAATATAACGATCATAATTAAAACTCACACTTACTTTTAAAATGTCTGCTTGCCCATAAGAAACTGGAATGGCAGTAATCAATTTTGGAAAGGCATTGATAAATTGATATTCTAGTTGTTGTTTATAATCTCTTTCAAATTTTATAATTCTCATTGTCCGAACTTTGTAATCATCAGGATACATTACTCTTCGATAATAATTATCATCGAGTTCACTAACACCATCCTCTGATTCGCTTCCACTAGTAATATAATCAATCCATCCTTCAAATATTCTTAAATTAGTGTAATCATTATCAACATAAAAAGTAAAATCTATATCAGTATAAAGACGAGTATGAGCAAATTCTTGAGGGATGCCCATAAAGTTATCTTTGACTTCTCCTGTTGCCAATGAAGATGAAGGCAAACTTGCTTCTGAACAAAGAATACCTGCTTTCCTAGACAGATAATTATCTAAATCCCCAATCTCAAATTTAGATCGTAAATGACCTTTTATCGTGTCTTTTAATGTCGAGAATGATACCAAATAATGATTAGTTTGTGCTAGATTTCCCATTAAATCTCTAGCATCTTTCATAGCAAGTTTTCTTACAAGGGAATTTGCCACTCTAAATACCTTATACGAGTCTTTACATTATTAAGTATTTAGATGGCATATAGAGGAAAATATCAACCATCCTTCCCTAGAAAGTATAAAGGTAATTCATCAAATATTATCTATAGATCTTTATGGGAAAGAAAATTTATGAAATATTGTGATTTAAATGAAAATATTTTAGAATGGGCAAGTGAAGAAATTGCTCTTCCTTATCGTTCACCATTAGATAATAGAATTCATCGTTACTTTCCAGACTTTTACATCAAAATAAAAGAATCTAGTGGTGTGGTTAAAAAAATGTTGATTGAGGTAAAACCAAAAAAACAAACTGTTCAACCAAAACCCCAAAATATCAAAACAAAAGGATACATCTACGAAGCAAGAGAGTATGTAAGAAATCAGGCAAAATGGAAAGCTGCTAAAAATTTCTGTGAAGATCATCAATGGGAATTTAAAGTTATTACCGAAGATGAATTGGGAATTAACAAATGAATCCAACAGATGATAATAGTAATAGAATTCGTGGAGTAATTGATGAAGTTATAGGAACGGAAGATCCTGATGATCTAATGGTAAAATTATTAGAAGAAATAGAAGAATCTTATGTCGTTGTACCAGATATTGGAAAATATTATACCTTCATCTATACTCCAAAAACTCCAAATATTCAGTATGATCAAAATCCACTAGTTGCCGTTACAGAAATCTATAGTTGGGGATTTAGGGGATTTAATTATCACTGGGGACAAATAAGGCAATATACATGGACAGAAGTTCAGGGAAACTTTTATGAAATCTATCCAGATGAACTTGCCGATGCCAGAGAGATACCTTTTAAGAAAATAGTTCTAAATAGTTAGAAAAAGATAAATGGCGGAACCATTAAGATATCCATTAAAGGCATTTACAGATAAGACTGACTACCTACAGATTACGGTTGTAAATTATATTCCTATAGGAGGAGAAGTAAAAACAAATTTTGTATCAACACCAGGAACAAGAAGAAATACAAAACAATTAGGTGAAATTATATTATTACCAATTCCCTCAAATATCCAAGATAATAATTCCACAAATTATGGATCTAGTGAATTAAATAGCATTGCTGGTGCTGCTCTTGGCGGAATTATGAACGTAATGGGGAAGGGTGGAACTCCGGGAACAGGGAGAAAAATACTCGATGCCATACAAAATGCGACGATTGATGGTATAAAAGATGTGAGTGATAAAATAGGTGGAATAGAAGGTGTTAAAGGTTTTGCCACAAGACAACTAGCATCTTCGGCAGTTGGAATTTTAGGAGTGAATATAACGCCAAATCAAATTCTTGCTCGATCAGAAGGAACAATTTTAAATCCAAATATGGAGCTTCTTTTTAATGGACCAACATTAAGAAATTTTAGATTTTCTTTTAAAATGACACCAAGAAATCGTGACGAAGGTGAGCAAATTAAAAAAATTATAAGATGCTTTAAAGAAAATATGGCACCTAAAGTTGGCGGAAATACAACTTTTTTAAAAACACCTAATGTATTTGAACTAACTTATCGACAAGGGTTAAGTGATCATAAGTTCTTAAATAAGTTTAAACAATGTTTCTTATCAGACATATCAGTCAATTATACTGGTGAAGGAACTTATGCCACTTATCGTGACGGAACACCAGTTTCTATGATTATGGATTTGACCTTTAAAGAACTTGAACCAGTTTATGATAGTGATTATACAAAAGGAGAAGGATTAGAAGGAGTAGGATACTAAAATGGGATACTTCAGAGAACTACCAGACTTAGACTATCAATCATTTTTATCTGACAGTAATTCATCACAGAATTACTTAAGAGTTAAAAATCTTTTTCGTAGATGCAAATTGCGTGATGATCTGCAAAATGTATTTACAATCTTTGATAAGTATGAAATAGTAGATGGAGCACGACCAGACACAGTAGCAGAAGAATTTTATGGTAGTGCTGAACTAGATTGGGTTGTATTAATGACTGCTGGTATCATCAGCGTAAGGGATGAATGGCCATTATCAAATTATCATCTCTACAGATATGCCGAAAAAATACATGGTGAGGAATTAAATGCAGTTCATCATTACGAAACAACAGAAGTAAAAGATTCTCAAGATAGACTCATTCTTCCAGCAGGTAAAACAGTAGATATTGATTTTACAATCACAGATCCAAATGATTATAACTCAACACTAAATCCAGTTATTAGTGTGACTAACTGGGAATATGAAGTTAGAAAGAACAATAAAAAATCCTCGATTTATTTACTAAAACGAGGATATTTACAACAGTTTTTAAATGATATGAGGGATCAAATGATTTACTCTACATCATCTCAGTATGTGACAGAAAATTTAGCACGTACTGAGAATACTAGAGTTACTTCACCATAATCACTCTTCTGCAAGTCGTGCGAAGTATGACATTGCATCATCGTCATCATCAGTCGTCTTGGTAGAAGAAAGACTTTCAATTTCTTCCTTGACTGATTGAGGAACAGAAGGAGCGCGACTTTCTGCCTCAAAAGATGACTCTTCTTCAAGAGTTTCTTGATCCTGGAACTTAGGGCTCTTATTACCAAGCACATAGTCCATGCGCTTCTTCAAGTCATCATAAGTCTTGAATTGATCAGCAGCAACAAAGTCTTGGAGAGAATATTCTTTCTTCCAGATTGCTTCCATTGCATCATCATCGTCAAGCAGAGCATCCTGACGGGCAAACTCTGAAGAATCATAGTTACGATAACCAGCAACATTCTTTGCCTTCAGTTTGAAGTTGGCACCTTGCCAGAAGTCAAACGGATCGATTGCTTCCTCGTCCTCGAACTCAGGTTGCATGGCGGCAGTGATCTTGTCAAAGATTTTCTTACCGAACTTATACAGGAATACCTTACCCTCATTCTCGGGGTTGGCAGGGTCCTTCACAACATAAATGTTGGAAATATAAGTCAGTTTACGCTTTTGCTTACGTGCGGTCTCTTTACCAGCATCGGTGCCGTTGTTCCACAGCATCGTGTTATATTCAGACACAGGGTCCTTTTGACCAAGAGTGGTCAGGGAGTTTTCAATGTACCAACCACCAGGACCTTGGAAAGCATGGGAGTACAGTTTAACAAAGGGTAGATCTTCACCATCTGGAGCAGGGAGAAAACGAATAACGGCATAACCATTACCGCCTTTATCCACTTCAAGTTTCCACAGACGCTCATCGCCTGTAGAACTTGTATTACTCATTTTCTCTACTTCCTTGACCAATTTAGCGGTCAGGGAGCCCAGTTTGGATTGTTTCTTAAGATCTGAAAATGACATTCGGATTACCTCGGATTAGTTTGGATTTGTCGGATGACTTGGATATTATAACAGTGTTGCTCTCAGGTGTCAATGTTTTTCTTGAGAGAATCAATGGTTTCCCTCATACTCTGGAAAAGATAGTTCATATCAGTATCGGGAGAAAATCCCATTACTGTCATTGACTTACGAAGATTTTCTTTCATTTCCTGAGCATCAGGATCGTCTGATAATGACAGACGGGCATACATAACTTTTTGTTTTTCTAATAATGTAGAAAGTTTATCAATGTGTTTCAGTTGATCTTCTTTATTCATTTGCCCGAACCTCATGATATTCACATAAAGTTCTTCTTGTAATTCATTAATTTCTTTCAGTTCGTCAATGACGATTTCTGACTTGAAAAAATCACTCATCTACAATTTGCCTCAAAATCTTTTTATACCTAAACACATCAATATTTAGGAATGGTATATATTTTTTCAATTTCAAACTAACGGTTTCCCACACCGGGTCATCAAGTTTTTTATCAAAATCTTTTCTAAATGAAAATATTTTTTCACAGATAGATAAGCACTCGATTGAGACATCTCCTCCCAAGAATTTTTTAAGTATTGGTGGATGTCCTTTGGAGCAATTGAATGCATCTTCTAATTTGTTTTCCGAGAAGAATTCTTGCATTTGTTCTCTGTACAAGTAGCTCAAACTCTGCTGTCGTTTTGTCCACTCGGCGTAGTTTCTTTCTCCAGAATTGATAATTTCTCCGATCCATAGATTTTGTGGGTTAGTGGAAGAAATAAAATTTGATACCAAAAAATCCACGATTTCTTTATCAGAATATTTTCTCGAAGTTTTTTCAAACCAATATTTATCTTTCCTCTTATTAAAAGAAGTTACACTAGCACGGGTTTTTGCTCCGTACTTGAAGAAATCATATTTGGGGTTTGTGAAATGATTTTTAAGTGACAAATAATGTTGGTAAGTTTCAAAGGGAGTCACGATCATAAAGGAAGTTTTGCTCTCGAAGTCTTTTTCATAAAATTAAGTTGAGTCGCATCCCACTTCAATTTTTCTTTCAGTGGTTTTGATACTAACTTAGATATTGAGTCTACCTCAATTTCATTGATTTCGCAATAGTGAACGATAGCATCAATGTAGTTGAGTTTTTCCTCGACAACAATCTTTTCGATTTCCAAGGCAAACTTTGAAGGAGTAAGAAACTTCTTCTCTATTGCTTTTTCTAGTTCTTTATTCGGTTCCATATTGTTCCAGTTTATCTCCAACAAACTTTCTAATATATTGGGTGAGAAGTTTGATGTATTTTGCTTTGTCTCTTTGTTCATAAACGACGCATTCTCCATTTTCACATGCCATGATAATTACAAGTTTTTTGACCATGATACCGGTCATTTCGTATAGCATACATCCATATGCCATACACTGAACGAAATAGTGCTCGATCCAGTCTTCTGGTTTTGGTTTAGCAGATGTTTTAAAATCGATTATTGCTAACTCGCCTTCATATTCAGCGATACAGTCAACAGTACCAGCAATACCAAGTTCCTTACTATATAGGGAACTTTCTAAAGCATGAATATTATCTATATTACTGAGTGTCGATTTTGAGATTTTGAAAAGAAAATCTGAAATCGGTTGAACCTTTGGTAGATCATCATTTTTTAGATGATGCTCTACAAGAGTGTGCATGTCTGTACCACGGCTGGTTGCCTTTTTAGTGATACGATTTGCCTCCTCTTCACCAACTCTTTTACGCCACTTAACAAAGATTTCCTTATTAAAATGACTGGTCACCGATGTAATCGAGACCAGTCTAATAAGTTCTTCTTCATCTGGAACTTTGTAATAACGAACTCCATCAATCGTCTCTCTGTCGAGAGATGGGAGACTCAAATCAATATGATTAAACATTAAAAACCTGCTTCAATTTTTGCCGTAAGATATTCTTTGACTAGACCAGAACGAACAATATCTTCTACTCCAAATTCAATTATATCAAATGATGTCATTTTACGCAAGATGTTCATAAAATCAACAATGCCATTTTTATCATTTGTTTTTGTTAAATCAGTCTGTCTTGCATCACCACAAAAACAAATTCTAGTATTTTCACCGACACGAGTAATAATAGAATCTAATTCATGAAAGTTGAGATTTTGAAATTCATCGACAATTACAATAGAATTATCAAGTGTGGTTCCACGAAGGAATGATGTACTCCAAAACTTAATAGTTTCTTGTGCCTTGAGATTACCATAAAGCATCTCGAAGTCGGCATCACTAGGCATCTGGAACATGTACTTTACCATATTCTTATAAGGAATCTGGTAAATATCTGCTTTATCTTCATGATCACCAGGAAGGAATCCAATCTCTCTCGTAGCAACTAAAGAACGAACAAGATAAATTTTTTCATAGGGAGTGTTCTCGGAAAGAACATCCATTAGTGAATTATAGAGTGTGATAAAAGTTTTTCCTGTGCCAGCACATCCATAGGCAACTAAATGTTTTCCTGCTTTATAAGAATCAAATAAAGTTTTTTGATTATCTGTAAGTGGTTCAACTTCAACCAAGTAATCGGAACTGAGAGGTTTCTTCCTCTTCATCTGCTTTGCCGTGAGACCAACCCCGATAGGTTGCTCTGCAGATGCTCTTTTTCTTCTTGCCATATTAACCTATAGTTTTTATTGTTGATCCAGGTGCTTTTTGTGCTTTACGTAGCACATCATTCCATCCAGGATTTTTCTTAATTAACTTATCCTTCCATTCACCAACTTCTCCAGGTTGAGGGCAAGTTGATGGGTCAGACCAGTCTCTCATCCAATCCGGATTATCAACTTTCCACTGATCCCAATCATGAATACTTAATTCAACTTCTTTTTGTTCTCCAGTTTGTTTATTTACTACAGGATATGTTGGCATACTATAAAATCAATACAAAATATTTAGACCCACTCCAGGGCTTCTGATACAGAAGGGAACTGTTCGGTAAATACCTGCTTACAGTCTAGTGCAAGTTTCATGTGCTCCTTCTGAGTGCCGTTAGCAGTTCTCAGATCTATGTAATGGATCCATGACCTACATGAGCCGGTCATGTAAATTTTGGTCGGTGTGGCAAGGGGAAGCACCATCCTGGCACATTCCTTTGCCACACCAAGATCAAGCATTTGTTGATAAAGTGCCATTGAAGAATCAAACAAAGTCTTTGTCTGACGCTCCAATTTATCAACAGTTACTGGATCAAGGTCATCAATAGAATTTTGACGATTCTTGGTATCTTGACGACGATACTCCGGAATAGGAATCTCTACACCAAGAAGAGAAGAATCGGCATACCTCTGTGAAAATTCTTGATATGTAAAACTCCTGTGACGCAACACTTGAGCTGCTATGGCACGAGAGCATTTAAGTTCGAGAGTCATATAACTCTGCTCAAATACAGACCAGTGATTGTGCTTAATACAATACTTCAGAAGTCCAGAAAATTTTTCATTATCCTGATTATTTGGATTAGACACACGGGCAATGTATGCCATGGTCTTTTCAGCATCAGGAGTAATACTTACCAATTTTGCATTCATTGTTTTTTAAATCCTTTACTAGTTTCTACTTTAATTCTATAAAGTT